GTTTCACGGAGTGGATATGGAAGCCTGACAACCTGTGCGGCAAGCATGATTTTTCCGACTGCATGGCGCTGGGGTACGCGGCGGCGGCGTTCGGCGGGATCGGCACGGGGGGAGCAAGGCAACCGCAACAGCCGCGCAGACGGCGCGCAACCGGCGTAACGGTGATTCCATTATGAGCGACATTGACGTAACTTGCTTCTGCCCGTACCACGGTCGCAACTGGCTTCTGTTCGAGGCCGTGGAAGCGTTTCGGAGGCAACGATTGGGAAGCGTGCGCGCGGAATTGCTGATACTCAACGACTGCCCGGAGCAACGGATTACTTGTTCCGTGCCTGGTGTGCGCGTCGTCAACATGCCGCAAACGTACAGGACGCTTTCGGAGAAGTGGAATGCGGGCGTTGAAATGTCGCGCGGGCGGTTGATTGCGTCATGGGATGATGACGACGTGAGTATGCCAGATCGGGTTGCGTGCGCAGTGGCCGCGATAGGCGATGCGCCGATGTATGTCAATTTATGGGTGTGGAGTATGTGCAACGAGCGCGGCGTGATAGACCAGATCGGGCGGGCGTGGTTGTGCAACGGCATGTTTCGGCGCGATGCGTTTCTTGCGGCTGGCGGCAACGACGTGGACGACTGGAACGACCGGAGCACATTCGGCAAGCTCAAGGCCGACGCGGTGTGGCAGCGTGACGCCGATCCGTCGCAGATCCATTACGTCTACCGCTGGGCCGGTGAAATGCACGACAGCGGACATACAGACACGGCGGAAGTGCGCGTCAAACGGTTCCGCGATGCGGTGCTTTCAGATGCGCGGTTCGCGCACGGAGAACACGATGTCATCCCCTGGTGGGCGATGGACTATGAGGCGGCGGTGGACGATGCGAAACGGAGAAACGTGAGGGTAGCAAAAGAATGAAACCGGCAGTAATTATTCCGTGGCGTGAAGGCGAGACGGAGCTTCAAAGCACAATCGACAGCGCCGCCGCCAGCATTGGCAAGGGCGCAACGATCATACCAGTAGAAGACAAGGCGGGCGACGGACCGGCCATGACTCGGCACCGTGGCATTGAAGCCGCAACGGACTCAGACGTGATCGTGATTGTTGACGCTCACATGACCTTTGACGGCGACGTGTTGCGGGCGATGGCGCGCGATGTGGCGCGGCGTCCTGGCCTACTGTGCGCGAAATGCTACCACAATCACGAATGTTCATGGGAGTGCGCGGCGACTTACTACGCCGGGGCGGATGTGCATTACATGGGCGAGGATCAGAACGGCAAGCAGGCGCTCTTGTGGAAGTGGAGCAAGGAGCAACAACCGGGGCCGCGCGCGTGCATCGGCGGGGCGTGTTACGTTTTCAGAAGATCGTGGTACTACGAAACCGGGCAATGCCTGAGCGCGCTACCGGCCTGGGGGTGCGACGAAGAGGCGCTTTCGATTACGGCGTGGCTTTCCGGCATACAGCCGCGCGTGTTCGACGGGCGAGTTGCGCACCGATACCGCGCAAAGACGCCGTGGGCCAGAGCGGCGCGGCCTATCCTAATGAGCCGCGCGGCCATGATTGCGGCGGTTGTGGCGGACGCTGGCGACCGGGCGGCGTTGTTGGCGTACCAGGGCGTGCAGCCGGTAGAGAGTGAGCAAGTCAAGCGGTGGCGTGCGGCGCTGTTGAAGCAGCCGCGAACGTGGGAACAATGGAAAGCAGAGGTTCCGATCATGCCGAAGGTGAAGCAACCGGGCGAGAACAAGCGAGCCGCGCCAGCGAGCCGCGCCAATTACGGGGCGACTGAGAACTTGCGCTTGTGCCCGAAGTGCCAGAGCGACAAGAGCGTTGTGACGAACACGCGGCAAGTAGGCCGGTTGACGATTAGATACCGCACCTGTTGCGAGTGCGGGCGCAAGCGGATGACGCGGCAGGAATCGGGAGTTTCGACCGCCGTATGATTCGTGCTACGTTGTAGCAAAAACGTGTTACACACCTATTGACAAGACGCGCGCCATGCTTTGAAATGGCGGCATGGCGAACAGAACCATTGCCGAACAGATCGCGATACTAGAGGCGCGGCGTGACGCGCTGGAAACCGCGTTGACATCCGCAACGTCCGGCCTTGCGTCGTTCTCGCAAGACGGAATGTCGGCCTCGTTTTCGACTCCCGACAAAATCAGCGCCGAGCTGACGCGCGTAGAAAAGTCATTGCAGCGGCTATACCGTGGCGGGCGTGGGTTCCAGATTGACCTTTCGCAGACATCCGCCACAGACGACACCGACACGATCAACGCCACATACACGGAGGTCAATGTATGACCGCGCGCCTCCGTACATCCGCAGCAATCGTCAAGGGCAACCGCTATTCGCTTGGGTATCAGGCGGTTGACGATACTACGCGCAGGCGCAACACGGTCAAGCGCACGTCGCCGGAAATCTCCGTACTGACACCGACAAAGCGTGACCGGGCAAGCGCAACGGCACGCGAGGACCGGCGCAACTTCTCAATACTGGCATGGATGATCCGTCGCCATCTTGACAACGTATCGCGGTTCACGCCGACATTCCGCCTGCCTGGTGACGCTCCTGAAATCAAAAAGGTCAACGAGCTTGTGAAGCGCCTGCTGGACTGGCACTCGCGCCGTCGCCAGTTTGACGCGCTGGGCCGTCATGGACGTGACGAATGGCTACGCATGTTTGAGGCGTGCAAGGTCATTGAGGGTGACGCGGCGGGCCTGAAGGTGAGCGGCGGGCGGTTGCAGGGCATCGAGGGCGACAGGATTAAGAAGCCCACCGACTGGGGTAAGGAAAAGCCCACACAAAAAGCACAAAACGCCATCACCGATGAGGGGTTGACGTTTGACGCGGCGGGGCGTCGAACTGGGTATTGCGTTTGTAAGCGCATCCCGCCGTCAGCCATGCAATACGAGCGCGTTGTGCCTGAGGCTGACATGGTATTTGACGGCTACTGGCCGGACCGATTCGACAGCAACCGAGGCGTGTCGCCATTGCTCACGGCGCTTAACGAAGGCGCTGACGTGCGGGAAACGTGGGAATGGCTGGTCGTCAAAGCAAAGGCAAGCGCGGTGTTTGGCCTGGCGTTCACGCGGACCGGCAGTGACGACATATTCCCGACGCAAGGCGAACCGAACACAAGCGCTCCGGCAAGCGAGACGGCGGCATACACGGATCAAGTCGGCAAGGCGGTCAAGGCGCGCGGATTGATTAACCTTGATCTTGACCCCGGCGACGATGTGAAGGAGATACAATCGAGCACTCCCAACCCGACCGTGATCCCGTTCACGCGGGAACTGATAAGGAGCATACTCCTTTCGCTCGACATTCCCTTCACCTTTTACGATTCGTTGACCGCCTCGTTTTCTGCCCGCATTGCAGACCGCAACGAATACGAAGAAAGTTGCGAGTGGAAGCGCGATAAGAACATCAGCGTCTTGGATGAGATATACGGCGGGTGGCTAATCCCGGCGTGGTACGGATCGGACCTGTTCGGGTTCGGACAGGCGCTTGACGCCGCAAAGGTGACTCCCGAAGAAGTTGCCATGTCGTTGCGCTGGGTTCCGGCTGGGCGTCCGTGGCTTGACCGTTCCAACGAAATGAGCGGGCACATTCTGGCGCTTGCGGCTGGTGTGACAAGTGTGCCGAAGATATGCGCAGCCTACGGTGAAGACGCTTACGAGATAGCCGCCGAACAGAAAGAGTATCTTGAAAAAGCTGGCATCCCGCTGCTGTACGCACAGGGCGGACAAGTGCCCGTCAACGACCTGTTGAAGCAGGCGCGGGAAGGCGCAATCGCAGACCAGAAACCAGCGCAACCGGCGCAGGAAGGAAAAGACGATGAATGAACGCAATTTCAGCGCGGTCCCGAAGGCTGCTTGCATGTTTGCAGGCGGGCAAGTCGAAATCGGAAGCAACGGGGCCGGAGCTAAGTCCGCGCCGATCAAGCTCAAAGCGCGGTCCGGTGACAGCATCGAGCACTGGTACTGGGGCAAGGTTGTTCACGACCTTACCGGGATGCGCGTCCACAAGCCGCGACTCACGATTGACTACGCGCACAACGACAACGAAGTGCTGGGATACCTCAATCACTTTGACGTGAGCGGCGGCGATCTCATGGCGAGCGGCGCGCTGACACCGTGGAGGGAAGACGACCGGGCAAGCGAAGTCATGTTCAAAATGGGCGAAGGCGTGCCCTACGAAGCGAGCATCTTTTTCGGCGGTGATGGTATCAAGATCGAAGAGGTTGGCGAGGGGATGATGCAGACCGTCAACGGGCGTGCGTTCGAGGGGCCTGGCATCATCATCCGTGAATGGCCGTTGCGCGGCGTGGCAATCTGTCCGTATGGAGCCGACGCAAATACCGAAGCAAGCGCAATGGCGCAAGGGGAAACCGTCGCCGTGGCAATGGTGACAAAGAACGAGGAACAGAACATGAGCACACAAGAGCAGACCGTGGAAGCTGAGGCCGTGGCAGAGGGTGACAAGCCCGTTGAAGTCAGAGCCGTAGAAGCCGAGGCCGCGCCGGTAGCCGAGACGCCGGTTGAGAATCTCTCGGAGCAGGCAGACAAGGCCGTTGACCGCGTGGCCGTACTGACTGCCGAACGTGATGCAATCGCGGTAGAACGTGACGCATTGAGCGCAAGCA